TCGCCCTCTGCGATAGGTGCGCCGTCCTGGTAAGGCTGCATTGTTGCGAGATCAATGTAAACTGCCTGTGCAGTAGTATCTCCTTCAGAAGGAACACCTCTGCTATTACCAGCAGGAACAATAAAAGAACGCTTAGCAGTGCACTTTTCAGTTCTATCAATTCTCTTTGTTTCCTTTACACCCTTTGTGAAGTCTCCGCCGTCATAAGAACCAAGCATTGCACTCATAGAAGCTGGGCTATAAAGAGCATCTTCAAGAGTTACAGTAATTTCCTTACCATAGTCCCAAGTAATAAGCTTAGCATTACCACGGCCGCCTGTTGCATCAGTAGACTCAGCAGTCTGTTCGATAGTAGAAACCTTAAGTGTATCAAGGAAAAGAACAGGAACATATCTGTTTACTCTCTTCTGTGTCTTACGAACCTTAAGGGAGCTTACTGTACATACTGCATCGAAAGACTCATCAAGAATTGTCGCATCAATAACATGGATAAGACCATTGTCAACAACCTTTGCACAGCCATCAGATGTAATATAACCATTTTCATTAACCATCCAAGCCATCTTCTCGATTCTGCGTTCGCCGTGACGACCAACCTTAAAGATAATACCCTTATCACCAAGAATTACAAGTGCAAGATATTCTACACCAGTGAAAATATCATCTGTGTAAATAAACTCTTCCTTAGTAACTTTGCTAACAAATTTAAATTTGCCTTCTGTATCCTGAGAAAGCTTCTTATAATTTACATTTCTAAGAAGATAAATATAAGAACTAGCTGCAATTTCTGTTGTACCTACATTTACATAAATTGCTCTATTAGATACACCATCTGGAGTAACTTCAACTTCTCCACTAAGCTTTGTTAAAATGCTCAAAACAGAATCTAGTGTGTACAAAGATGTTACTCCACCAGTATACTCATAATTTTCATCAAGGTCAGAATCAGTATCTACGCCTACTTTATAACCACCAGTAAGAGAAGTTGGTCCAGTAACGCTAGAATCTTCTACTCTATCCAATACGCCCTTCTTCTGTCTTAAAGCAAGAATTGCATCATTGATACTATCACAAGCGCCTTGATTCCACATTGTTAAGGAACTAATTACGGAATCTTTTGCATCTGTTACTGCAGTGCCATCTGCAAGAGTCAACATTGTAGGGTCAAAATAGCCCATTTCATCGTCAACAACAAGCTCTGCATAATCTTTATATGCAACGTCGTATGCCTTTGCCTTCATTGTAAAAGTAAAAGCCTTAATAGTATCATTAATAGCTTCTGTACTATAAGTATTAGCTTCAAAATTACCTACCAGGCCCACAACTACAACTTTCTGAGTTGAGTTTGGTGCTGCAGCAAAATTATCATTAAATTCAATTTTGCCTTCAAAAATATTTAGTGCGTCAGCATCAAAAGAATATCTTACACCAGTTTTAGTAATCAAGTTTTGATTTTTAGCAAAAATATCAAGAACTTGCTGCTCATAATCTACTTCATGATTATGTTCTACAGTAGCATCAGTTACCAACTGTGCGTCTACAAAAACATATGCTTCAAAACCTTCATCCACACCAGCGCCCTGTTCATCCAAAGGATAAACCATCTGAAGCTCAAGAGCTCCCTTTAGGATAGTAGCAGCACTAATTTCTCTCTGAGACTCGTAAACTTCGTCTTTCTTTTCAATACGATAGAAAGTAACATCTGCTACTTCTTTAATGCCGTACTTTTCAAAAAGATTCATATTAGCCATACTTTAAATTACCTCCTATTTTTCCTTGAGGCTCTCGCCCCAATATTTTGTTTTGAGTTTCTTTGAATCTGCTCCAGCACAAAGCATTTGAATATCTTGATTCCATTTTTCCCTCGCCTGATGACGTTGGATTAATCCATAAAACGCATAAAGCGTTTTATGGGTGTAATCAATCCCAAATGTTTCTGCTATTTCTAATAATTCTGCAAGTGATTGTCCATCACCTTTTTTTGCTTGCTGTTTTCTTTTCGCCGCATCTCTAGCCTCTCTTTTGAGTCTAAATTTACGAGCAATTGCAGATTCATTCTCTGGCGGCGCCTCTTTAACTTCTTTTCTGTTTTGTATTCTCAAGATATCTTGAAAATCCGCAAAATTCTTCTCTGTTATAAGACGCTTTTCCTGAGGAGGACCAACAAGCACAGAATTAATTTTAGGAAGTAGTAATATATCTTCCTTAATAAAAGTAGAAAATGCTGACTGGAGTTCCAATAAAAACATATCGTCATGAGCAGCGCTCTGGAGAAGATATGATAAAGGATATATTTCCTCTATTTTTGGCTCCTGTCCTGTTTTTTCTTTTATAATTTTTGCAATATCGGTTTCAGTTAATAAAAGTAATCCAAGCCTTGCATTATAATTATTAGTTCCCATTTCAATAATATCATACATTGTTCTAGGAACTATTCTACAAACCCCATTTAAAATACTGGGCGCGCCCACATAAGCTTGTTCTTTTATTGTTTCTACTTGATTAGGAGAAAGCATTTATTTTAAACCTCATTAAATAAGATCCCATTTCTTCTGTGAAGACACTGGCATTAAAGCCCAAATATCGAATCTCACCAAGCCCATTCAATCTTTTATCTTGGAGACTCTTTCTAATCTCAGACATAATTGCAAAGGGGCGCAAAGTATCTCCTGTAATTAACCATTCTTTAAATGGACAATAAACACTTACAACAAAAGATAAATTTTCATTGTCTGAGTTTAAACTATTAGCTTCTCCTTCATCAAATAATAAAACTACTTTACTTTCTGTATTTTGATCTTCTGCTGTAACTAATGGAATTACTCGAATATTATTATGAAGTAATTTTAATCCATTAATATCATTGGGATGGGTTTCTTTATTTAAAGGATCTAAATCGGTATTAACTAAGAGTCTACATAAATCTTGGTTTTGAATCAATTTCTTAGCTAATTTAATTAAATTTTTCCCTGTTTCCTGTCCGTATTTTACAGTTGACTCCATTTAATCCACCCCTATCTATTATTTAAAAAGAAGTTGGTTTCATCATCAACCGGAATATCTGCTGAACTTCTAGGCTCTGGTTCTGAAATAAGTTTCTCAGATAGGGAAATATAGGCAATATTGTCTATACTTATATCATCTATGCCACTAATTTCAAAACCTTTTTCTTTATATTCAAAATAAATATCCTTCTTTAAGAAATCAAATTTCTTTGTAATACAACGAATCTCGCGCTGCGGTTCTCTATAAGAAGTATCAGTAAAAGAAAAATAGTCTTTCACCAAGGAGGCAGAGGCATTTACAAATTTAACAGGAATACTATATATAGTATCTCCATATTCATTTGTAATATTAATTTCACTATCCAGACAGATTACCTTATAAGATTGATAGCCTTTAGTAATATTTTCTTCACAGAAAATAACTAACCAAATTTTATCATACTCAACTTCTTTAATCTTTTGAAAAACTCTCAGTATATCGCCAGTTTTTAGTGGCGCGGCCATAGTGGAAATCAGTAAATTTGAAATTAATTGACTCTCATTCCATTTATTTGGCTGAAGTGAACAGATAACATCACTTTCTTCTCCGTTAATTTGATAAATATTTGCTTGATATTCTGTTTTCTTAAGAAAAAGCATATCAAATTCTTTCTCTTTACGAGTTTTAACTCTTTCCTGTTGAGTTACTCCTTCTCTATTCATTCTTTTTAAATAAACATCTTCAAAATAACTCATTCCACATCAATCCTATCAAACAAATTCATACACTCAAAAATAGTTTTTCTGTAGTATTTAAATGATAAATATCTACATGCAGACAATTTATTAAAAAGGGTATAATATTCAATAGTTTTTTGATCTTCTTTATACCCTAGTAGCTCAATTAAAATGGTATCCAAAAATTTCTCCCATTCTCCATCCTTTTCTCTTTCTCTAAGAAGTCCATAAAGCTTCTTTTTCATTTTATCACGATAACCTTCGCAATAAATTTCTTTAATATCTAAGTCTGCCATTACGATTACCTCCCGCCAGTTTTCTGTACCTAAACGGTTTTCTTTTGACTGAACGGTAGTAAATACTTTCTAAATCTTTTGCTTCATCAATAACTTGCTGTCTCAATGAAATAAAAGTCTTTAAAAGATTTGCTTGAGAGAAATCGCTTTCTTCATACTGAGTTTTTATATTTTCCCAAGAATCAATTGTTCTTTTTAGCCATTCTTGTTTCATATAAACAGCTAAAACTTGAATTTCATCTTGGCACATATCTTCATCTACAAAACATTGATGTTCTTCATCTATTTCAATTTTGCAACGAGGAAATTTAAAATATGGAATGGCAGAATTAAGAATTGAACGCCAATCTTGAATGAACCATTCTAAATCCTCAGGTGTGCGACATCTTGCCCAGTCGTCCTCATTAACCTTACTAAGGAAAGCATCATATACATCCATTAAAGTAATCATTATATCACCTTAATTTACTTATTTTCGCTTTGATTCATTTTTGCTTCAGCTTTCTTTACATCCTTATTTCTTGAAATTGCCTTGAGAATATCTACATCAGTTAATTCTCCGATATAATCTGTCTTCTGAACGTCTGCAATCTCATGTAAAATTGCATAATTAGCAACTTCTCTTACCTGTGTTTCAGGCAATTTATCAATTTCTCTCTTAAATACAGAAAAAGGAACATTAGTTAGAAGATTATTAATCTGCAAATCAGAAAGTACAATAATATTTTC